TTATACTGAGCGAGAGGACGCCATGGAACTATAGGACAAATGTCTGGATAAACCTGATCCAATTCAAAATTTTCACTAAGACAAAAATATCTTTTCAAGTAAACTGGACCAGTATACAAAGTTCTAACTACTACTCCTCTAATAACCTTATGGTATGTCAAAAGACTCCGATATGTTCGTTTATTCTTCATCATAACCCCGTATTTCGCGGCAATGAACTCTGCAAAATGATCAACGGAAATTGAATCCAAACAAACCGGACCCCCACCAACAAAATCATCACCAAAAAATAATGCAACAATTCTACGATTAATCAAGTACAACCATATTTCTTTACGAACCTCAAAAGTTGAATTAGCCATGGTATCAAAAATATATGCTAACCAATAAAAATTGATCATAATCCAAGAATTACCATGCGAAGTTTCTAGACTACCAGACGGCATAAAGCCAATAATCAACATAAAATCTTCTAGCCACCTAACAGTCTTGCCAGCTAACATTTCTGCCAATCCTTCCACAATACACTGATACAACAAAAACATTGGATCATTATGATCCCTCTCCACCCAGTGCAACGCAAACATTTGATAATATATTAAATGCATCGCACCTATAGAGAAGTCCAAACCAGAAATATCACCATCAAAGAATTTTGAGTTCCATGAGACACAAATTCATAAGCTACAGATTTATCAACCTCATTATAAACCTTACGGTAAACATCGCCTAGTTCCCCAAATAGTGCATCATACTTCATTTTCGCTCCACCTTTCATCCATGAAGTTCCTATTTCAATGTGGGCACTAAAATTTCGAGAACCAGGAAAAATCTTTTCGAAATATGGATATCTAGTTCTTTCAATTTTCCTGGACATACAAAGCCTTCCCAACATTGAATCTTTGCTCAAGGCAAATATTCTCCCTTTATTATCGTATTCAGCAACTTTTTCAGGATCAAATGTCCCCTCATCAATACATGATCTATTCTCATCCTTAAAGGACAATGATGTTATCCACTGTTTAAAAATCTTTTCAATGGGTACAGAACCTTCCTTAATCATGCGAGCTGCGGCTAAAATAAAACGTGCAAATTCTCGAATATTTGAACACCTAGCTTGATTTTTCGTAGGATGTTTAGTAAATTTAAAAGTACTATATTCTGTTTCAATATCAGGAAGATCAGGCCAATCATCAAAACCATTCTTCTTATTTCCAAAAGGAATCAAATTTATATGATGTGGTTCAAAGTGAAATTTCACCTTCTTTTGTGACCTAACACAATAAGAATAAAAATAATTCAAAGCTCGATTAACACACTCAAAATCAAAACCCTTCCGAAACGATGGAAAATTTTTCGGAAATTTTTGGAGACGAGAACGAAGAACTTTTTGCACATGATATATAACATTAGTAACATATGGATGATCAGGAGTTCCACCATACGAATTATTGTAAGCAGCAAGAAGCCTGCAACACATTAAAGCTAAAGATGGAATTCCAACATCAGCATTGAATTCACCAGTAACATGATGATTATAAGGACATAAAATCTTTTCATTTAAATCAACAACATATCTTCCCAAAAAGAATTTATCCCATTCTAAAATAGTATTCGCAATATGAGGACTCACCATCTCCTTAGTCTGATCTTGGGGAGTCCAAGTCCGTGGCATTTCAGGAATCACCATTGGAAACATATTACATGAATTCATATACAATTCACGTTC